ATTCAATTTTTGCTTGTGATTTTGAATGGGCGAAGAAAACCGTTTTTTGTGGTGGATCAACATCATCCGGATCAACATCGTCTGGTACAACAAATATGTTTGCATGTCTCACAAAAAGACCTGAGTTTAAATATTCAACACAACACAATAATGTTATTTTAAAAACCCCAAGTTATTATTGGGCATTTTTCAGTAATAATAGATTTTTCCAAAATACTCCCGCAAGAAAGGGTTACTGGTCTTGCGATGGTGGAGACCATTTTTCAATAAAATTAGACAATGGTAATACTTATTCATCTAAAACTGGTGTGTGGGCTGATGGTGTAGCATCATCATCATCTAATAATACAACAATTACAGATACAAATTTAACTGGTAATGATTTATCAGCGGGTCAAGCTGTTAAAGTCGGTATGAAAGGTGATATTGTTACTAAAATTCAAGAATTATTAATCGCTAAAGGATTTCTTCATGTAAGTAAAAATGATACAGCAGACGGTATTTTTGGTAATAGAACAAAAAGAATGGTTATGGCATTTCAGGCAGCTAACGGATTAACCGATGATGGTGTTGTTGGTAAATTAACTTGGGCAAAATTAAATGATGGATCGGCCGCAAGTAATGATTCAACAAATCAAGCTGCTAGCGTGAAAGATCCATATGAGGTTCCAGGGTCAGATTCTTCTATTATGCAAGAATCAAGAAAAAAAATATTAAGAAAATACCTACAAGAATTTAAATAATTGTAGTTTAAAAGATATTTATTATCAGAGTTTGATTGGTTTGGTCACCATCAAATGATAATAGAAAAAAAACGAAAGGAGGTATTCTAAATCTCGGCAAAGGGTCTTCGGACCTTTTGTTCGTTTATAGGGGTTTTAAATTTATTCTACCTAGTTTCCATCCAGTTGGGATTACCCCCATCATTTTTATTTTTTTATTTTTAATACCATTATTAATCCATTGAGAACCATATTGTGAATTTGACTCACCTGTACCTTGTCCTTTTTTTGATAATTTTATTTTCTCAATTGTTTCAGGTTTATGTTTTTTACCTTCCCATGAATAATTTTCCTGTATTGGTTTTATATTACCTTTTTGATGTCTTTTTTTGTTTGCTTCAGATATTTGTATTGAGTAATTTTTTCGATATTCTTCATCGGTTTTTAATCTTTCACTATGTTTTAATCCAGCTGCTTGTGAACAATTAAATTGGTGTTTTATATTATTAAAACCTCCGGTGCCGCCAGGTTTCATGTTATAACAATTAATATTGTTAACATATTCTTCGGTTATAATTTCCTTTTCTCTTTTAATTAAGGTTTCTCTATCATCACACCATTCAACTATTTCAATTCGGAAATTATCTTCACCATATTTTCTAATAGCATATCTTAAACTTGTACCACTACCTAAATAACCGTCTTTAAGGTTACTTGTTGAGTGCATACCAATATAAAATTTGTTATTAATTAAATTAGTGGTTTTATAAATGAAGTGAAATTTTTTTGACTTGATTGAGTTCGACATACTAATAAATATGTCGAAAACTCAAAAAAGTCGACGGTGGAGGTGACGGGATTCGAACCCGTGTCTTGCTCGCTATACCATAAATGGACTACACGTTTATTCAATTGGTTCTCAACTGACAAATAGTTGGTTTCATACACAGCTACACAACAAACCTGTTTCTGACTAGATTTTAAAGAGACAATCAGACCATTCTCCAACACTCTACGGTGGTATTACACCTTGAAGGCTTCTGTTCCTAGGTTATATGCCAGTCGACCCGATGTAGATTCGCCTTAGGCTACTGCTACGTTAGAAGTTGCGATCAAGCCGCAAGCTTCCATGTTGTTATAAACGTTGCCGTTTAGATTTTACCACCGTGGATTAAAGTCGTAGATGACATCCGACTACGTGCCCATTTACCATATCAACGCCAATCAATACCAGACACCCCCATTATTTTAAAGAACTATTGCAAAGATATAAATACTTAAGAGATTTTCAAAGGAAAATTCTTTTCATATAATGCTTCAAAGAATAATTTATTTTTCTCCCATTTTTTATTAACCATACCGACAGATTTATGTGTAACTCTAATTTTGGTTGTTACACCAACTTTAACACTGTCTAAATGATTTTCGATACATATTGGTAGATCATAAAAATGAAAACCTTCAAACTGTTCATTGAAAGTGTGTTTTATTCTTTCTCTATGAATCATCATAAATAAACCATCAACAACTATTACCTCTTTTAAATTTTCACTATAATCTCCTTTTGAATAGTGATTAACATGACGTTTACCTTCGTGTTCATGACCAACAACACCATACATTGACGATCTATCTTGCCACCACATTCCGCTAATAAGATTATCCGTACCGGCTAAACCGATAATTCCATATTCAGGATTTTTTTCAAATAATCTAATAACTTTTGGTGTGATGTTTTTTGTTTCAAGAATTAAATCATCATGCATGAAAACAATGATATCGTTCTTAGCATCTTTTAATCCATCATTATAAATTTTAGCTAATGGTTCACTACCATCATTCTCATAAATTAAAATTTCGGTTCTAGGATGTGAGAACATTTTCTCAACATGCTTTAAGTAAGTATCATCAATTTTTCGTGTTGGTATTACAACACTTATTGGTTCGTTATTCTTGGACATAAGTTGCTACAATTTCGCCATCGTATTCTTTTAAATCAACGATGATAGGTTTATTTGATGGAATATATTGTTCAGTACAGATAGCAGCATTAACAAATAATGTATCATTTTTATACATTCCTCCGTATGCCCCATGAATATGACCAAATACATGTAATAATGGTTTTACACGTTCCACATGGAACGCAAGTAACTCACAACCAACGTTCATGTCTCCTTGTCTCCAATTACTAACAAAATCTCTACATCCATGAGGTGGTCCGTGTGTTATTAATACATCAGTATCTTCAGGAATCATTGACCAATACTTTTGAAGGTCTTCTCCTAGTCTTGGTAAATTAAATGCCCAATTATAAAATTCTGGTTGCCATGGACTTCCCCAAAACTTTATTGGCCTGGAGAATTCCGGAGATTCAATTATTAATTGATTATCTTCTAAATAAGTTACGTTTGATTGTGAAAGGTTTTCTTCATTCATTAAATTATAATACCATTCATAATCGCCTTTGTGATGTGGGTATCTATGTTCTTCAAATGCAAAATCATGATTACCAGCAACAAAAATTTTTGTATCATATTTTTGATCCATGAACCAATGAACAAAGTTTTCAACATCATGACGTTGACCTTTATTTGTGCAATCACCTGAATGGATTAAAACATCACCTTCAGGTAAATCATGACCCATCATTGGGTGGAGACTGTGTGTATCTGATATGCAAATGATTCTCATTCACTTAATATACTGAAAATTATTTTAAAAACAAAAAAAAAGTCAGAATTTCTTCTGACTCAATTCGGGGCCGCACGGTTAATATTTTTGTGAGGTCTCTTCCACCATTTAGTTTTTCTAAACTAAAAAAATAAAAACTCTGAGATTACAAGTTTTAGTAGTTGACTTTAGAAAGATTATTGTTTCCTTTCATATCCACAGTCTTTTGAACTGTACCAACCAGTGACGGTCAATTAGATTAACCAATCCTTAAGTCATTAGATACTCTCACCTTACTCATTACTCTTCGAGGTTGCCACCCCGATTAGTCCTTGCGGGACTAGAGAACTTTCTGGAAACTCACATTGGGCTTGGGACCCTTTGTGGCCGTGAACCCCTCACGACTATGTAGTCACCTGTCTCTAATGACTGACGAGCACTTTTCCTTTTGCTTTTAAGTTGTTAAACCAAAATTAACAAAATGATTTTAGTTACCGATCTGGAAGGTAGCGGCTCGCCGCCAGCCATGTCATCTTTTGAACGACACGATACTAAACTACCCTCTGAAACATCCCTGCTTCCACACTTCTGGACCCCTTCGAGATAAGAATCTTGGTAGATTCAAATCAAGGATTGTAACAGCACCACCTGTACACAACCATACCTTTCGGTTTTAAGATTCCCATTGTATTGAATAACGCAATAATATGATTGGAGGTCATATTTCTCACAATAATTCTACGAGTTATTCTTATTGGTGTTCCCACCTCAACCAAACGACCGGTATCGCTCGGTCACCAAACCACTTTCCCTACAGTGTCACCCTCAGTACTTACGGCTTAATGATATCCCGCTTGCCTACTCAAGTTCCATTGCTGAAACCGCAAACCCAAACAACTAATTCAGATTCACTTTATCCCACTTTCGTGGTTTATTTTAATCGACCATAGGCGGCCAATATTTTTAATTCAAAGAACTATTTCCTTAACTCTTTTACAAATATAGAC